AACCAGCTCCTACAACCACAACACCGCCAGCAACCACTCCCGCACCTACTAACGTCGGGGGTGTCATTGCGGCAGGGCAGGATAACTTCACTGCACGGTTCGAGGCTGGAGAAGAAGACACTACTGAAGACTCTCTGGTTCTAGATCAGGACTTTCTTGCAGCAGCTCGTAACGTCTATAGCTTTAATAGTAATGGTCGTAAGTTTGACGGTTCCGATCAGGAGCTTGCAGACTACGCCCTCGATACTATGGGCTGGTTCAATTACAACCTCCCTAAGATGACTGTAGACGCTGCGATTGTCTCTCGAGCGGATGATAACACTAAAGCCTCTTTCCTTTACCTTATGGAAGCCTATGATGATAAAAATATCTCATGGGACGGAACTTGGCGTTTCATCAAAGGTGTCGGACTCGATCCTACAACCTACGCTGGACTAGCCAGCTTTGGCGTTGGTACAGCCGCTAGTGCTGGTGGTAAGATTGCTACTAAAGAAGGTCTCAAAGCCCTTTTTAAAGGCGGTATGCGGAACACTGTTATCGCTGGTGTTGAAGGTGGTATTTATTCTGCCGTAGACGACATCAACAGACAGGTTATCGAAACCTCTGTAACTGGTGAGGAACTAGATTTTGCCCGTACTGGTAAAGCTGCCTTATTCGGTACTGCATTCGGCGGAACCATAGGTTTTGCTGCTACACCGTTAATCAACAAGGTGCAAAAGGCTGCTGGTGCTAAACCAAAGAAACCTAATGCCCCTGCAACCAGTCCTGATAAGACCGTGACTGAATCTCCCACTACTAATGTCCTTGAGGCCAGTACTAATCTAGAGGCTAGGGTCAACGTCGAGGGGGTCACCGAGCCGAAGCTAGGTATCACAGCAGCTCTCATGAAAATCAGAGAAGCTGTGGAAACCACCACAAAGCGTGGGTTTGCTGGGGTTGATCCTGAGACAGGCGTACAGAAACGTAAGTCACTCGGGGAAGCCACTCAGATGCTGACCAACGTCCTCAAGGGCGTCACACGGAATGCTGATGGCTCACTAGATGGTGACTCATTGAACACCCAAATCCTAGGGATGCAGCTTACTCAAGCTGAATACAACGCTCTTAGTATTGGCGTTCAGCGTAACATCTCTGATCTTTATGACGAGCTAGGTACTGTAATTGACAAACAGCTCAACAGTAAAAGCTTGCCAGAAGAAGAGCTTGATGAACTGACGGTTCTCCGAGAGGAAATTGAAGACCTCATTAGACAGGCTAATATCCTTGATGAAGGGTTTCGATCTACTGCTGCAAGGTCATTAGGGTCTCGCCAAGAATTCCTCTATCGTGGAGAACTGCTTGATACTCTTCCTGATGACATCAAGGCTGATAAAAATATCACTCAGGAAGCCGCCGACCAAGAGTTTGTAGCCTTGGTAGAGAAACAGAAATCTCTTTACCATAAGGATACAGAGATTCGTAAGATATCTGGAGAGATCGATACAGCCATCAAAAATAACCGCATTGAGAAAGCTTTCAAGCTATCAGAACAACGTCATGAGCTTATCAAAGCAAAGATGGATGAGCAGAACCCTGGCATAGGTTATAAGATAAGAGCAACATCCCGCCGTACCATTGAGGGTGTTAATGAGTTTGTTATTGGCACAGTGTTTACCACATCTACTATTGTAGTGAACACCATTCCCTCTTTAGTCAAGACTCTCTATAAACCGTTCCTAAACTTTGTTGTCGAAGGTGATTATTCTTCAGTAGGCATGGGTAAGCTAGGAGCCACTTATGGTGCTATGAGTAAAACCATAGGAACAGCCGGAAGAGCTGCTATTGCTGCTTACAAATATGAGCGGTCTATGCTCACAGGTGACTACAGCAAATTCATGGAGAACCACAACATTCTCCCCCAGCGTTATAAGAAATGGATACCAGCAGGGTCTGTTATTCGGTTCTTCCCTAACGTCCTCAACATGACTGACGAGTTCTTTGCACAAGTAAATTACCGTGGGTTTGTCGAGGGAAAAGCTGTAGGCAACGCCTTAGCACAGCATCAAGCTGACTTAGCATCAGGTAAGCGTAAGAAACCTCTTAAAGGTGCAAAGCTTGAGGCTTATGTTAAAAAAGAAGTTGATAAGGTAATACTGAAAGCCTTTGATAACCTCGATGCTACCCAGATCAAAAGCCAGCTCTTAGAGCAAGCTAAGGCTCGGGGCATGAACGCTGTTCAAGCAAAGAAGTTTGTGGCTAGCGAGTTCAAGAAGAACGAAAGTTTGTTTTCTCGTGGTGTAAACCGTGAGGGACGCTCCTACACAGAAGACCTGTTGTTTAAACGTCAGTTCTCTGGGGATGGCCGTGTATCAAGCACAGCAAAAACTTACGAACAGTTTGTGAGAGATAACCCTTGGATGAAAATCATGGGACAGCTCTTCTTCCGTACCCCTGTCAGGGTATTCGAGGAAGGCATTCGTATGACTCCAGGATTACAGCTCATAGCCCCTAAGTATCTTGCAGACCTGCGTGGTTCTAACGGTACTGCTCGTCAAGTACGGGCGCAGGGTGAGGCTTTACTGTCCTACGGTATCGCTGGTTACGTTATGATGCAGTATGCTCAAGGTAATTTAACTGGTTCTGGTTCAGGTGACTACAAGCGTCGTAAGATGCAAGAAGACACCGACAGACAGCAGCCTTATACCATGAAGTTCGATGACGGCACTACGTTAAGCTATAAGAACTATGACCCCTTCTCTACACCAATAAAAATCCTCGTTAATGCTTTTGAGGCATATGAAGAAGTTGAGTACCGTCGGAGACAGGGTGAGTACGTCGAGGATGAAGCAGCTCTGGTACGGGATCGTGTGTATATTGCAGCAGGGTCTATTTTCAATGCAATCAAAGACGCTAACCTAATGTCGGGACTAGCAGACGTAACAAACCTTATGACAGACCTTGGTAAAGAGGATGCATGGTACAGGGATGTAATGAAGTTCATGGGTAAAAAAGCCCAGCTTGCATTTCCTAACATGATCTACAAGACCAAAAACGCATTCTTTGAAACTGAGCCTACATTGAAAGACCCTAGAGGTTTTCTTCAGCATTTAGAAGCTCGTATGGATTTAGGCCTAACCGCCGTATCTAATCAATATGATACCCTAGGTAATGCGAGGTTAATGGAAAAGCCCATCAATAGTTTGACTGGCATATTCATTACAGATGAAGAGGATCGTCGTAAAGGTAAGAGTGATGAGGAATTATTTGTTCTAAGGAAACTAGAGCTGATTGCTATAGCAACTGACTCATCGTTTGAAACACCTAAACGCATACCTTCGTTCTTTGGGAACACTGATCTAGCTGCTGAACCTTACCCAGATGATTCTGGTCGCACTCTGTTCGACAGGTACAACGAGATTTACAGGGACGCCAACGGTGGTCTTGTGAACATCTTATATCCAATCTTAGCTAACTCTGACGGGTTCTACGGTACTGCAAGTCAGGACGGAGCAATCACACAGGTTGTCCGATCAGTGATCAACAAGCAGCGTCAGCTAGCAGCTCTATTGTTATTAGATGAGCTAGGAAAAATTAACTCTATCGCTGGCCGACAGGTTCGTAAAGCTGAGTCTAAAGCCGGACTTAGAGACGACAACATATTCCCTAATGTTCGAGATTAATAAGGAAAAACATAATGGCAAACTCCATTTATGAAGCCACAGGTGATGGAAGCACCACGGATTTTACTATTCCGTATACTTACCTAGAAGCTAACGATGTAACGGCTTTCATAGGTGGAGTTTCCACTCCCTTCACTTTTACATCAAACAATGTCATCTCATTCGCCCTTGCTCCCGCTAACGGAGCTAGTGTGCGTATTTTACGGACTACAGATATCGTTAATCTTAACGTGTCGTACTCTGATGGTGGCGCATTGACAGCGGGGCAATTGAATGCCTCGAATACCCAGCTCCTATTTGGTGTTCAAGAAGCCATCGATATCGCTAAAGAGGCGATGGCTATCGATCAAACTGACGGTAAATTCAACGCTCAAAAGGATGGTGTCGATAGGACAATTAAAAACGTAGCAACACCTGTAAGTAACACAGATGCCGCTACTAAGTCTTATGCTGACGGGATCGCTACATCAGCGGTTGTTCAAGCAACAGCAGCAGCTTCTGCCCAAGTTACAGCAGCTACTGGATCAATTATCCCTGACGCTACCAAGCTGGCAATTTATCCTGTTAACACTCAATACACATTATCTGACGGTGTCACAACTGACTACTCAGCGAAGCATTACCAAAACCTAGCGTCTGTTGCAGGAACTACTTCTGCAACCAACGCCACTAACGCCGCTACCAGCGAAACTAACGCTCAAGAGTGGGCAACCAAAACCACAGGCATTGTTGATGCAACAGGTTATTCGGCAAAAGCATGGTCTATAGGAGGCACAGATGTCAGTAATACAGCGGGTGCTGGAGCATCTCAAGAATGGGCTACGAAAACTACAACAAATGTCGATGGCACTGAGTTCTCGGCTAAAGAATATGCGGTTGGCTCTCAAGCAGCGAACCCCCTTGGCTCTGCAAAACAGTGGGCGTTGGGCGGTGGTGCTGGTTATAATACTAATACTACTGTTGATGGCGTAAACTACTCAGCCAAATACTATGCTGAACTGGCGGCAGCTCAGTTTGATAATTTTGATGATAAGTATCTTGGATCAAAATCAAGCCCTCCAGCTTTAGATAATGACGGAAACGCTTTGATTGATGGAGCGATGTACTACGACTCAACGGGTAAGTACCTGTCGGTCTATGACTTAGGCACAACCACGTGGAACCCCATTGTTGCTGGAGCCTCTGCTGGTTTTTCAATCGCAATGGCAATCGCCCTTTAGGAGTTACTAATGGCACAAAATTTTAGACGATATACCCTACAGGGCGTAGGCACTTCAGCCGCTGATATTCCTGATGGGGCAAACTTTGACAGTTACGATACCATTGTAGGTATCCACATGACTAATACATCTGCTAACGCAATCACAGTAGATGCTTACATTAACGATGGCACAGCGGATGTGTACCTCATCAAAGGCGCACCTATTGCTGCTGGCGGCGCACTACAGCTACTTGATGGTGGCGCAAAGGTAGTGGTTAGCAGTGGTGACAGACTGTGGATTAAGTCAGACACAGCAGCATCTTTGGATTGTTGGGTATCTGCCGTTGATGACATCAGTACATAAGGGAGAGAACTATGGGTTACATTGGTAATCAACAAGCACAAGGCTTTAGTAAGACTCCCCCTAAACAAGACCTCACAGGTGCTACAGGTACGACACTAACACTGTCTCATGCTGTAGCTAGTTCAGAGGCTATTGACCTATACATCAATAACGTCCGTCAGGAGCCTACTGAGGCTTACTCAGCAGCAGGGACTACAGTTACCCTCACAGGTTCTGTAGTGGCCTCTGACGACATCTATGTGGTCTATAACGCACTAGCACTACAGGCTACTGTTCCACCTGACGGTTCTATTACACAAGCCAAGCTAGACCCTGCCCTTGTATTAGGTGGAGGTAGCTTCCTTGGTGATAGTGGTGGTGGTACGGCAGACATCTTTAGAGTGCATGAGAGTGAGTTAAACACTAGCGTCACAGTAGTAGCTAACACCAACGCACTTTGCGCTGGCCCTTTAACCCTAGCGACAGGAGTTACCGTTACAGTTAATGGTAATCTGGTAATAGCATGAGTGAATTACGCACAGACACAATTACAGCCAGCGATGGCACAAGTCCTGTCACGCTGACTAAGCAAATTACTGCAAAGTCGTTTGAAATTCACGATGACGATGAAACAACTGTTTTAGAAAGTTTCAATACTTCAAGCATTACAGATGGTGCTACAGGCATATGCTCACCAGTTTTTATTAACAACATGTCTAGTGTAAATTATTTTACGGCTGGGTCAACAGGCGAAGAAAGCACTAGTTATGGTATAATTTCTTCTGTTAGACACGGTGCCGCAGCAACAACAAGCACTTACACTTACGCCGTGCAAAATTCTACAGCTACTCTTGTGGATAGAAATAATACAATGTCAGCATGTATTGGAGACTTAGCATGAGTGAGATAAAAGTAGATACGCTCACCGGCAAGACAACCGCTGGTGACATCACAGTAACAAGTGAAGGTGGTGCGGCGACTATGCAGTTGCAGCAGGGTTTGGCGAAGGCTTGGATACAGCACAATGCAGGAACATCCATTACTAACAGCCTAAACTACGCCAGTCTTACGGATGTTGGCACAGGAAATTACCGCCCAAACTACACAAACAATATGGCAAACAATGACTACGCAGCCGCTGGTTTTGCTGGCAACGCAAGCACTAGCGTATGTTCCGGCAACGAAATGAATGTAGCATATGTAGATACATTTTATCGTGTGGGAAGCACAGGTTCTGTTGCGGATGTTTCAGAAGCGCAGTTTATGGTTTTAGGAGACCTCGCATAATGGCTGGAAAAATTATAGCAGATACGCTGGAACACAGCACCGCAGGTAGCCTATCAACAGAATACGTTGTGAATGGTAGTGCGAAGGCGTGGGTGCGCTACAATGGAACAGGAACCGCAGCAATTAGTGACAGTTTTAACACAGCAAGCATTGCAGATAATGGAACAGGCGATTACACATTTGCTTTTTCGTCCTCAATGAATAATTCAAATTTTGCTTGTAATGCAACATCTAAAGAGGTGGATGGCAGTGCTGCTAATAACAATGGAACTGGTGCTATGCCATACAGTAATGCCACAGGTTCTTTTAGAGTATTGAATTTTTCGCCAGATGGTAATCCAAGAGACCCTGCGATTGGCAATACAAGCACAATGGGAGACCTCGCATAATGCAGACACCAAAGTTCAAAGGCACACACCTGTTTGACCGCCTATGCTGGGCAAAGGAAAATCTAGAGGGTGTGCAATCAGACTACCGTGTAGTATTTGAGGACAGCGTTGATGAGTGCGCTAAGATACTTGTGCCTGAC